AAGTAGAGACTAACAACAAAACGAAACTTGCATACTGGTTAATAGCTAGTATCATGTTATTAGGGATACACGAGGTATTATGAAATACAAAGTAGTGAGCTTGAGTATATTTGGTGGAGAAGAAGTGTATTACTTCGATACGAAGTTAGATGCACAAAAAAAAGTTAGGGAGTTAAAAGACCCTGACCACTTCTCAGCATTTATTGTGAGAGTGTATGAAAGAGACCAAGCCAACAACTAAACACAAATAAACTAAAGGAGGAAAAATGTCTCAATCAAGAGATAATATATTTGATGACCCCAAAAGACTTAAGACTTGGGCAATCAAACTAGCAAACGCATGTGGAGGACAAAAGGTGGAGAAGTCTATCATGCTTACGAAAACAAATCCACAAAGGATAAGAGAGCTTATGGATGAGTTCGTTAATGACCATAACGAAAATACTATAAGAATTGCTAAACAGTTAGAGGAGGAGTAGATGAATCATTTGTTTGTAATGATACCTATGTTGTTAATTTCATCAGTGATGTTTTTAATAACCGCAGCATTTTGTGTTGTATGGGTAAGAGAAGAAGTGAGGAAAGCGAAAGAGGAAAGTATCAGTATTATAAATCTAAACACAGATGTAATAGATTTTATTGATGATTTACAAAGAGATATTAATTTAGGAGATTTTGATGAGTGAACTACAAAAGATTAATGATGTTTATTATTTCAATGGAGTTGAGATGAACGAAGATGATTTAAAAACAGAAAATATACCCACCAGGTTAGCAGATATTCAAAGTTTATTGAAATCAGCAGAATCTGAGGTAGAAGCATTAAGAAAACAAAGAGCTGAACTTGTATGTATAGCAAGGGTACGAGGTTTATCTGATATAAAGATAGCAAAAGCTACTGGCTTGACAAGAGAGCGTGTTTTCAATATAAGAAAAAAACATGAGGAGAATATATAATGGACAAACAAACACAACAAAAGCTAACAAAGAATTTTCCAAAAGATGTAGTTAAACCTGCACCAAAAGGAAAGTTTGGAAGTTATGTTCCACATCACATCTATACACAAAGATTAGTTGATGTGATTCCAGGAGGATATGACTTTACCTATGAGATAGTAAGAGCAAAAGACAACTCTATTATTGGTGCAAAGTGCAGACTATATATCAAATCAAATGAACAGACTATAGAAGAAGTTGGTGATGTAGATATGAACGCACTCAATAGAAATATAACTGAATCAGAATTACTTAAGTTAGCTGTATCAGATGGTATTAAAAGGTGCTGCATGAGACTTGGTCTCGGACTAGAACTATGGACTGGAGATACTACTGAGGAAGAACACTATGCAAGTAGTGAGGAGAATCCTAAACCAAAACCTGAGACTCCAAAGGTAGTAGAAAAACAAGATGAGGAAGTTAAAGATTCTAAAATGAAATTAAGAATCAAGACTGCGATAGAGTTTCACGAGCCTGATGACAAGTTGAGAGAGACTTTTAAAACAACTGCATGGAAATCTGTAAAGAACAAAGATGTTGATTCCTGGACTCAAGAGGAGTACGACACATTTTTAGATGCTTTTGTTGAGGCACAAGAAAACTACAGTGATGAGGACAAAAAAAATGCTGACATTGTAAATGAGATATTTACAACAGAAGTCATTGAAGAAAAAAGGACATGCCCTGAGTGTCAAAGTACAGAAGTTGATGACAACAGAGATAAAAAAGCAAAAGACCCTGACAAGTTAGGTAAGATTCCTGACTTCGCATGTCAAAAACCTCCTTATGGTAATGGGTGTGGTAAAGGTTGGTGGATAAATAACGCACCTGAATCGTGGCTTTAGAGGAAATAGGGAACTCTATAAATGTTGATAAGTTAAAGGAAAAACTTAAAAAGAGATTCCCTAATCATAACTTTGACATAGCACCTGAGCCTGATACCAAGTGTAAAATGCGTGGCTTATGCCCAAGCGATAGGATTGTTTACACTGATACAAAAGGAGATAAGTATTGTGGGCATAGGTATAAAAAAACAGATGAAGATGATGTGTACAAGTGGGAGTATTCTACTTGTCATGCTTTAATCGAGAGGAAGGTGGAGAAATATGACACACAAGAAATTCCATTCTGATGAGTTAGAACAATTTTGGATACAACAAGAGAAGCGAGGTAATGTACGCAAGAGACCAAGAAGCGGTAGATGTATGTTTTGTGCTTTAACTTTAACTTCTACTGATATTGATTATGCAGTATGCAATAACTGTTGGGATGAAAAACTAGGAGAGGAAGAATAATGTTTGATGAAGACTATGGTTGGGATGAACTAGATGAGGAGTTGTAGTGGATAAACATACAAACACTTACCAGGAAAGAAATAAAATTAATACTTATGACATGGCGGATGATTGTATGCAAAAGCATTTAGTATCCATGGGACTTGTGGAGAACAAAACCTGGATGAAAATAGGTACAGACCCAAAGACTAACGACATGGATATGATGTGGATAGCTTTACAAATACTACTTATACCTGATTACATATTCGTGCATAAAGATAAATTGTGGTTATCAGAAGTCAAAGGGACACTTAAGTTAAAAGAATCAGACTACTTACACTTACAAGAAATGTATGAGAGAGCAGCACCATACGATAATGTAAATGTTGGACTAACATATTTCGCACATCCAAATGCTAACCCAGTATGGTTTACATTTGAGAAAATACAAATGTTGTGGGAGGATGAATCAACAGAAGTAGGGTATTATCCTGAACTAGACTTAAATGGAAACAAAAAACTTTATAAAGTTTTACCTTTATGATTAGCTTGTAGCACATAGGACAATGGGTGTTGGTTGCGTTAAAAGCGAAAACAGTTGTTCTGGCTAACATCATTAGATGTCTTGTGTGTTACAAGGTAATTATAATATTTTAAGGTTATCCCAACCTTTTTCATTAACTGTAAATGTAAGGACACCTGGGTGCGACCACATACCACTTCTAGCAGTAAAGTCTATGGACTTATCTAAACTAGGTGATTGAAACCAGGTCCTGTCACCCTGTTGCTTACTACGAAAGTGATGATAATGACCTGTAATGAGAATCTGACATTCACCTGCAGGTAGAAAGCCATACATCTGACCCTTCCACCAGTTCTCTATCTTAGTTTCAGGATTGCTGCCACCACCTGAAGTCATGTGTCCATGTGTCCAACCACAAGTTATACCTTTTATGTCCATTACTTGATGAAAACCATCAGGAACTTCTACCTTTACCTTATTGTATCTATCAGGATTAGCTTTCATAATTTCACCACATATCTGCAAGTGCATAGTATCTGTATTATCTAATCTGTTTGTAACAACTTGACCCTTTTGTGACCGAGATGCTTCTCCATGATTTCCTGGAGAACCTGCCAAAATTAATTTATCAGCAAGTGGTAGGAAAGTATCTACAGTTTTCATTATCATAGACCTAGCCAACGCATACTGTTCTATCATTGTAAGTTCTATGTTAAAAGGTTGTGAGTCATAGAATCCATAACAGTTCTCGGTGAGGTCACCTAAACCAATCATATAGATTTCATCTATCTGTACACCTATCTTACGCAGTTCCTTGATTCTATTTACAGCATCCTGTAAGGCTATGTCGTATCTTTTAATTGTGTTTTCTACACCATAATCCTTTTTACCAAGCTGCCAATCTGCCATAAAAAACAAAAAAGCGGTATCACCGCCATGTGTTTTTAATTTAAGAGGTGGTTTACGACCTGCTTGTTTGAATAGTGCCTGAAAATATCTGTCGTGTCCTGGTCTTTTTTTCTTTACTATTCCTTTGAAAGCGTAAAATGTTTCTGTTCTGCCACCTTTCAACTGTACATTCCAGGAAGATGCTCGAACTGACCCTTCGATTTCATAATGTTTGGGGTCGAACCCCCATTCTCTTAATATAGAATCAAACTTGTTTCTATAATCAGGGTCTGTTCCCACATGTGTGATTTCTCCTAACCCTGTTTGTTCGTTTACTTCTAGCCCTGGTTGCCACCCTGACTTGTAGAAGTTGTTACCCCATTCTTCGGGTACATTAGGCATAATACCTCCTTTGCCCTGTTAATACCATTATACAGGACAAAGGAGACAAATTATCTATTTAGATACTTTTTGTTGTGTACCGCCACCAATTTGTTTTTTGGCATAGGTTTTTACAACTGCGAGTGCTGCTGCACCTCCACTGAGTGCTGCTAACTGAACTGTCTCTGCTTCAATTCCAACTAGCGGTGCTACTGTTAACGCACCGATAAAGGCTTCCACAAATGTCCATACCACACGCTCAAGCATATCTTTGAGTTCTTCGCTCATTTTATACTCCCATGATTCGGACCAAGGTGTCCACCTAACATCCTTCTTGAATGTACCATCTTGGTTTCTTGCTCTTTTAGATTTAATAAATCCAAACATTATCTTATTATCCTCCCTCTAAGCATAGCTTTTGTTTCTATGACACCGCCATTTACTTCTGCTATATCTTCTTTTAGTTCTTGTATTTTATCCATAACTGTTCTAGTCAATATAACATCATCTGTAGAGGCATTAGATGCAGGTTTTTGTAACAAATTAGTAATTGTGGTGTATTCAATGCTTACTTTATTTCCTTGCAGTAATTGTTTTGCCACTTTGTTATATAACTTTGAGTACGCTTTGCCTGAATGTCCGATAAACCCATCATCACTTATGTCTAAATCTTGTTGTGTTTCTCCAACAATTAAACAACCTGATGTGTGTTCATCTGTGTTACCTGCGTGTATAAGTATGTAGGTAAAGTTAGGTACATCTTGTAAGTGCAACATACCATAATGAGCATTACCATATCGTTTCTTGTATTTCTCGTGGAATCCACCAACAGTTCTAAACTTTATGTCGTATGTTCCTTCAGGTATGCAGGTTTCGTGCATAACTTTTACTGCCTGATATTGGTCCTCTAGTGTATAGCACTCAAATAAACCATTAATAAACAACATTCCATTAGTAGCATCTTTACCGAACTGTGTTCTTACTACTTGTAATTTCATTTGTCCACCTTTCTTTTATTTAGTCTCTAAATTTAATTGTAAGTAACCATACAGCTAATGTAATTACAGTGGCAAGTCCTGTGATTTGTTGTGCTGAACCAGTCAATGTCAAAGTGGCAATAATTAATCCAACCAAAGTCCAACTAAGGTTCAATGTTTCTTTTATTGCCTGGACAAACCAGTTCCATAATTTTTTAATCATAGACTTCTCCTAAATACAAAAGCTGCCATACTAGCTATTCTAGTCAAAATAACTGGCACTACCACTTCTTGTGCTTTTTCTTTTTGGTCCTGTGTCATATCATCTCCTATATTATCTAAAGTTATACCTTCAAAATCTAAATCAACAAAAACTTCTACTGGATTTTCCAGGAACGCTTCGTACTGTACCTCTGTCACAACATCAGCAAGTGTGTAGTTTTCTACATCAGCGTTTTCTACAGCTCTCTCTACATATTCCTCTACTGCTTCTGCAACTACCTCATCTTCTTTTACAGCTTCAGCAATAATCTCAACATCTTCTTTTTCTACTTGTAATACTTCAGCAACAACTTCTACTTGTTCCTCTGTAAGCTCTTCTACATCTGCAATAGCTTCCTCTACTACTGCTTGTACTATCTCTTGTACTTCTTCTGTTGCTTTGTCTAAGTTCTGTACACCAACATCATTGACTTGTTCTATAACTTCTATAACTTCTTCTGTAGTGGCTTCTTCAACGATAATTTCCTCAACGATTTCTTCAACTTCAGATACTGCTTCAACGACCTCTTCTTCAGAAAGTTCTTCTGCAGGTTTCTCCTCAACATCTTCCTGTATTGGCTCATCCAAAATTTCCTCGACCACTTCTTCATCTTCCACCACAATAACAATGTCATCTTCTAAAACCTCTTCTTCCTCTATAACTATTATAATCTCTTCAGGTATCTCAAATACTTCCTCTTCTATAACAATAGATTCTACAAATTCTTCTACCTCTTTAACTATTTCTACAAACTCTTCTATTTCTTCTTCAGGTAAATCTACATCAAGTTTTTCTAATTCAGCTTTAGCTTCAGCTTCCTCTTGTTCTTTTAGTTCTGCAGCAATACGCTCTTCCTCTAAACGCTTCTCCTCAGCTAATCGTTCTTCTTCAGCTAAACGCTCTTCTTCTAAACGCTTTTCTTCTAAACGCTTCTCTTCTGCTAAACGCTCTTCCTCAGCGATACGCTCTTCTTCTGCGATACGCTCTTCTTCTGCTTTGATTGCAGCAAGTTCTTCTTCTGTTGGTCCAGTACAATCACCAGGTTGATAGCCGAACCAATCACCACTCTCTACTGCCTCGAGGTATTGTTTGTACGAAAGTGGGTTGTTAGGGTGTTCACAACCATCTTTGTCCCAAGCAAGATAGGTAGTGATATTATCTTCCACGACATCTTTCGCTTTAGGTAGCGTTGTAGTAGTCGTAGTCGTAGTTGTAGTCGTGGTAGTAGTCGTTGATGATGTGGTAGAGCTTGTTGTCGAACTAGATGTCGTTGTAGTAGGTACATTATCATACTTATAGTATATATTATCTATTAAGTACCAGTCAGGATTTTCTCCTGTTAATCCATCAATAACTATCTCTGTAATAAAAGTATCTACACCTTCTGCGACTGTCCAGGACTTAGACAATACAGTTGTGTAATCTGTGTGTTGGTCTAATGTAAATGTTTCAGATGCACCATTGTCGTAGTAAACAGTTCCTGATATATTATCTACATCTGTAGCACCATATTGAAAACCTACCTCGTAAGGTTCGTTAGAAAATGCAATAGTAATACTATCTGCACTACCCCTTATACCTAATGCGTGTCTGTTTAAACTAAAGTATTCTGAACCAAAACAATCTAAATCTTCTATTCCTATACTTCCTGCTACCTCTGTACTTGCACACTCAGGTGATGCAGTCGTAGCAGCAGCTACCTCTGTATCATTTCCGCCATATAATATATCTATATCTGTATTTATTTGTTGGTCATTAAATGTTTCTGTGACTGTAGTTTCTTCTGCTATAGAATGTATAGGTACAGCTAGTAAAAGAACTGCAGTTAATACTGCTAGTTTTTTCACATCAAATTATTGATTAACACCACCAGTGCTGAGATTGCAACTAACCAACCACTTAGCTCTTGTCTTGATATTTTTTGATTCACCTTTTCATGTAATTCATCAATGCGTTTATTAATGTCTTGTTGTCCTTCCAATATAAGATTCAACATCTCCTTCTGTGTAAAGCCATTACCATTAGGGTATGTCATCAGAAGTCCATTCCTCAAATTCAGTATCCCAATCATCTATTGTTATTGCTTCATAATTAACTAAGTCTTTAAGAAATGAAGTTAAATCTCTAAAAAAATAACCTAAAGCAAATACAATAATAAAATCCATAAATCGGATTATATCATATCACATTAAAGATTTAGGTCTCCTACTAAATAATTGTTTTGTAAAATCTGCTAAACCTCTTTTATATGCAGCTATGTGTATATTTTGATGTATATAATTTTCTAATGTTTCACTTACACTCATGTAATTTAAGTCAATAGATTTATTAAAATATACAGTTACTAATGGTTCTCCTTTTTTAAAATGTATTTTTGCAGGTTTATCTTTATCTATTAATACCCAATTTGAGTTTAACTGTCTTACATAACTGTGTATATAAAATCCGCCATATTGATATTTGCAATTTTCGTGTTTTATTTGTGGAGGAACTGTCATAACTTCAATACCTTCTGTATCAGTTACAAAAGCATAAGGAGTTAAAAATTGAAAATTACCTATATTATTTGTATTCCTACTTGCAATACAAGTATCAATAAAATATTTTGCAACATTACTATTAGGAATAAAATTTTTGTATTCATAATTGTGATATGGTTCTCCATCTTTTATTCCCCACTCAACTGTTAAATCAACAGGACAAGGTATTACAAACACTCTGTTCATAGTAGCTATTACTGCAGGACAACCTACATTGTTGTTATTGCCATAATCTTTAACGCCATCAAATAAACCTTTAGGTAATTTACCATATAAACTATTGTCTGTATCAAACAAAAATTTATCATAAATTATATAATTTACTTTATGTTTTTTTCTATCTGAATACATTACAAAAACTTTTTAGGTCGCCTGTTTATTATTTCTTTAAATACTTTATTTATATTTTTTTTATACAAAGTAATTCTTGACATCTCTTTACTGTACATTCTCATATCATTTGTGCTACTAATGTACTCTAAATCTACAGGTTTATTAAATACAACATAAAGTAATGGTTCGCCTTCTTTTACTGATAATTTTCCTACATCTCCTGTTAAAAACCAACCGCTATTTACAGGTCTTAACCATGAGTGTATATTAAAACTTCCTGCTGTAAATGTCGTATTTTCACTAGGTATGTTTGGAGGCAATACTGTTACACTAATATCTTTGTCATCTGTTACAAAAATGTATGGCAAAATAATTTGAAATGTTGTTCCTTGTGTTCCATTAAATTGAATTGTAAGCATTTCTTCTATAAGAGTTTTTGCAAACGCAGTAAAATGTACATCTTTTCCTACATCATAAGTAAACTCTGACCGATAATTTTCTTTATCTTCGTAAAATTCTACATCTACACTTATTGGAGATTTAATAACAAACACAGTATTTTTTATACTATTCATAGCAGGACAACCTAGTTTTGTGTGAGTTTCATAGTGTTCTATGTTTTTAAAAAATGCTTTAGGTATTTTTTTTAAATCGTATATATCAGTATCTATAAAGTATTTTACTGTTGATTGTTTTTTTAGATTAAATAAAAATTTCTCCACCATAATTATATTTTACATTGATGTTAATCGTATGTTACTAAATCCCAAGATAAAGTTTCTTCATTCCATTCATACAAATCATCTCCAGGGTGTGGAGTTGGTGGGTCATATCTAGCATCAGAAACATTTAATGTCCAACTATCGTATAATTTAGGTGGTAAAAATATATCATTATCTGCATCATAAGTTCCACCTATAGTTGCATAATTACCTCTTAATGGTGTTCCACCATCATTGTGTACATTTTCATAAGTATTGTATGATGTTTGTATCCAAGTACCACCAAGACCTAAATCATTAGCTAAAAATTCTTGACCTCTATCTTCTTGTTCATCAGGAACTACTAATACTTCTTCTACAACATTCTCTGAATTTACTTTTGCAAAATGAGCCATTATGACACCGCTAACGAACTAGAGCCTGTAAATGTATGTATTGTTCTTGAACCTGATGTGGTTTTTGTACCACCTGTAATTGTAAATGTGTCTGCATCTGCAGTTGTATAACTAATTACTACTAATCCTGAGCCACCTGCACCTGAACCATAATGTGTAGAACCTGTATATACACCACCACCACCGCCTGAACCTGTGTTAGTTGAACCTGCATTAGTAGTATTTCCGCCACCACCTGCACCACCTGAACCTGCACCTGTAAATCTTTGGTCATTACCACCTGCACCACCGCCACCTCTAGTAACAGAAGAACCTGTAATAGAAGAAGCTAAACCATCTCCTCCACCACCTGAACTACCTTCGTATGTAACTCTATCATCACCATTTTCTTTAGTTCCTCCACCGCCACCTGAAGCACCTCTACGACCACCACGACCTCCATTACCGCCTTGTGTACCTGTACCTCCTGTAGTTGTAAATGAACCACCATTATCTTCAGCACCGCCTCCACCACCTGAGCCGCCACCACGACCATTACCTGAGTTCCAACCTCCACCACCACCACCACCATTACTTGTGATTGTAGTTAGTCCTGTACCTGAGATTGAACTGCTTGAACCATCTGAACCTGTTCTTGGAGAACCGAAACCGCTTTGCGCACCACCGCCACCACCAACAGTAATTGTGTAAGTAACACCTCTAGCTATTGTAATATCGCTTTCTACTGCTGTGCTATCGCCTGAAATATTGCCTGTACCAAATGATGTTCTGTAACCACCTGCACCACCACCGCCACCTCTGTTACCTCCACCTGAAGCACCACCACCAATAACTAAAAACTCTGCAGTTAAATCTTGTGGTAGTCCTCCTGCTAAAGTAAACCTAGCTGCACCTAATGGCATATTACTCCTTAACTAAAATCTAATAATGAATTTATAAGTGGTGTACCTGCATCAAAAAATAAAAATGTTACTAAGTCAACATCATTAGCACCTGTGCTAAGTGTTAATCCTGCAGCACCTGCAGTTAATCCTGTAACATCACCACCACCATTAACTGTAATTGCGTTAATAGCCATAGTTCTGTTACCTGTACCATCTTGTGTTACTTTTAATGTAAATGATGATGTACCATTTGTAGGTACATTTGTAAAATCTATATCTGTTACAGAATGTCCAAGTGTTACTGAACCTGTATTACCTGCAGATAAATCTATTGTTAATGTAGTTCCTGATGTTACAACTACATCTGTTTCTGCATAATCTTTTAATACAACAGCACTAACTTCTTGGTCACCACCTGTTACAGCACCTGACAAAGTAACAGCACCTAGTGTTTTATTTGTTAGAGTAGCTGTTTCTGCATCAACATAATTTTTAACTGCTGCTGATGTAGGTATAGTTGTATCATTATCATTTGATGTAATAGTTTCACTTTCTGTAACTAATGTACCTGCAGCTACTTCGCTTGTAGTAATTGCAAGATTTAGTTTACTTTGTGCAATAGCTGCAGATGAATTTACATCATCATTAACTATAACACCACTACCTATGCTTGTAGCAATATCTTGTGTAGCTGATGCTAATGTACCTGTAATATCACCTGTTAAAGCTATATCATTAATTCTGTCGTGTGCATCTTCAATGTGTTGCTTGACTACAGCAAGTCTAACTGTAGTCCCTGATGCATGTGTTGGGTCTGTTCCATGTTTACTATCTAAATCTCTTGTTACTGATGCGTTATTATAAGCACCACTATCCCATTTAATTACTTCTCTTGCACTGTCGCTATCAGGTGCAATTACAAAATACGCAGGTGCTGCTACACCTGGGTCATCTGTTAAATTCATTGTTGAACCACCACTAGCTAACTGTGCAGCTAAGGTAGTTTCAAAAGCGTTTACTATGTTAGTTTCTGTTAATGCCATATTTCTCCATTATACACATATTTTTTATCCTGCGAACTTCATTACAGCATATTCTCCTACGCCAAATATGTTAGCAGAAGTAACAGGTGCAAATGCACCTTGTCGTGTACCTCTTACTGTGAGTATAGCATATTGTGTAACGCTGCCAATGTTTGGATTATTTTGTACAGGATAACTTATTCGTTCCACTACTCCTCGTATAACCTCTGATGGGTCAAACAATTCAAGTGTCACAGCAGAACCCTCTTTAGTTTTTAATTGTTGGTAAATAGTTTCACCTAAATTCTTAACCATAATAGGTTTTCTATAAGGTCGTTCTACTCTGTCACTTAAATTTACTGGTATCTGTACTACTACAAGCTCAGGTCTAGCTAATGCACGAAACTGTATTGAATTTAATTTAGGACTCGTAGTACCATCTGCAGATTTTAAAACTAATTTACCTATGATAAATCTATCAACTAAATCTAACTGGTTCTCTATACCACCTCTACCTGACCTATGTTCTAATACTAAATCCCAACTACTATCTGTATCTGAGTTTATTGCTTCAAACTGCGTACTTGCATATACTTCTACTTCATCTAAGTTCTGCATAGTTTCTGTTTCTATTTCTACACCTACATACTGTTTACTTTCTGCAGTAAAGAAATCTGCAGGAGATGTTATAAGATAACCTTCGCTTTCAAATGTAGAACTTTCTTGATATACTCCACCACCTGCAACAACAGATATAAACTTTCCATTTGCTTGTGTAATGCCTGTAACAAAGCCACCTGCACCCATTTCTAAATCTCTAGCAAATCCTGCAGTAGGTAAGTAATATCTCCATAGGTAACTTTCACTACCACTTTCTTTTATACCCATGTAAATACTATCTCTTGATGCAAACATAAAATGTGGTGTTGTATCTTGACTTGGTATAATCCATTCTTTAATTAATTGTCTGTTAGCTAATACATACAAGTCATCAGCTACAGTTAAATCTGCACGATAAAATCTGCCAACTGTTCTTGTTTTTTCTTTAGTTCCAAAAAATACAATACCTTCAGCAGCAGCTATAGAATGTACTTCTTCAAAAGGTATATTAGTTTGACCTTTAAGTGTCATAGTTCCTGATACATCTTTTATAGAATATATATCACCATTTGTAGAGGCAGCTAAAAC